CCGATGTTCAATTATTACTCATTCACGAGATTGCCTGTATTGGGCTATGTCATGAAACAGGAAGACGGTATTGATGTTGATACTATGTTTGATTTTAAGGTAGCGGAAATGATGTTAAAGGAGAGGGGGAATGGAAAAAGAAATGATTGATGTAGTTTGTTGGAATTGCGGAAAGAAATTTAAAGCACCTTTGGATAATTACTATGCTGGTGAATTATTTTGTTGTGATGAATGTAGATTGGAAAGTATTAAAAAAGACTTGAAAAGAAAACAAGAGCGGGAAGCTCACGGGTATTCATTTTAAGTAATTTAAATCAATGGAGGTAGAAAGGAAATGATAAGAAATAATGAACACAAAGGAAATCATAAGGAAACATGAGCCGTTACTCAAGAAATTTGCTAACCGTTACAAATATTTAGGCTATGATGACATTTACAATGAATGTGTGATGTATCTTTTAGAGGCATACCAAAGAGGATTAAAAAATCCCGAATATCATGTTGACAACAAAATCCGCAAGTTTGTCAAAAATGAGATAACTTTCAATAATAATGTTTTTTACGGGCTTGACCCGAATGACATCAAGGAATGAGAGGAGATGATTAATAAATTGCTATTATTTGAAATGCGACAGGCTATCAGGGGCAGGGAAAAGGAAATTATATATTTATATTATGATTATGGCTATACCGAAAGAGAGATTGCCTTAATAATCGGAGTAAGCCAACAGCGTGTCAATGCTATTAAACAAAAAGCAATAAGCAAAATGAAGGAGTGTATAAAATAAAAAATATGATAAGGTGTTGTAATTCACCATAAAAACTTACTATTCTATTAAGTAGGAAGTGTGTATTAATTAACTTCAATTTACCCCACCCAATCCCCAGAAAAGGACACTATGAAACTACAAGACATGACCCCTCTATCCAAAGAGGAAATAAACGAATTACAGGTAGATGCCATATTACGCAAAATGGGCGAACTTGACGAGGCACTCTATGAGATTAATCAAGTAATGATAGAAGCCAACGAAAACTATTACCGAGCCAAAAAACAGCTTGAAGATGCCAAGAACTTAAAGAGCATTATTGTTGAAAGGGCGAGGAATTTAAAAGCTATTGCCAATAGCGCATAGGTGATTGATATGGCACGATATACCGAAAAGGATAGAGAAAATGCTATTGCTAAATTAATTACCAGTATTAATCCAAAAACCAAACAGCCAAATTATTCAAAAGTATCTAAAGAAACTGGTATATCCCGAAATGCTTTAAGGCAATGGTACAAAGAAGAAGATACTGACAAAATAGAGCAGTTAAGGACACTTAAAAAAGCAGAGTTTATTAACAACGCATGGGAAGTTATTAACGAGGCGTTTCCAGTATTAAAGAAAAAAGTTGGATTTGCTTCTGCTGGACAGATTTCCACAATCATAGCAACCATGTATGACAAACAGGCACTGGCTTCAGGCGACCCCACCGAAAGAACAGATGAAAAAGTAAATATCATATTCAAAGATGAGTAAATGGATATAGAAATAAAGCGCATTAAGAAATTTACCGACTTCCTTAACACCACCACCAAGCGAATCAATATACTCTACGGCTCGGCTGGTTCAGGCAAATCCCACCGAATGGCACAGCACTTTATCGAGAAGCTATACCGTGAGGAAAATAAGCGCTTTCTGGTATTACGCAAAACCTTACCGGCATTACGAATCACAGCCTATAAACTAATCCTGGAACTGCTGAAAGAGTATAACCTACCCCATAAGCTGAACAAAAGCGAGATGCTGGTAACCTACAAAGATAATGAAATGCTGTTTAAGAGCTTGGACGATCCGGAAAAGATTAAATCATACGAGGGTAACTACTTATGGATTGAGGAAGCCACTGAACTAAGCCATGATGACTTCTTACAGCTCAACCTACGGCTACGGCGCAAGAATGATAAAAAGAATCAGATGTTTCTGACTCTTAACCCTATATCAGCGCTTCACTGGATTAAGACCCGATTAGTTGATGTTGACCGTGATGATGTAGCCTTAATGCACTCCACATATAAAGACAACAAGTTTTTATCTCCTGAATATGTTGCAGAGCTTGAGAATCTACAGGAACAAGACGAGAACTACTACAAGATATACGCACTCGGTGAATGGGGAATACTTAAAGATATTATCTACACCAACTGGCAACCTATCCCCTTAAAAGATTACCCGAAAGACGATGATGTTGATGAAATTATTTACGGACTTGATTTTGGCTACAACAACCCATCTGCATTACTGGAAATCAAAATAAAAGACAATGTCTATTATGAGCGTGAACTTTTATACGAAACAGGACTCACCAACTCGGACTTGATAGCAAAGGCCAATGACCTGATACCAGACAAGAACAGACCCCTCTATGCTGATTCAGCGGAAAGCGACAGGATAGAGGAATTCAAAAGAGACGGTTTTAATGTTTACGGGGCTGATAAGGGCAAGGGAAGCGTAAAGGATGGAATAGACTTTGTCAAACGGCAGGATATAAGAATTACCAATGACAGTGTGAACCTGATTAAGGAAAAACAGTCATATAAGTATCGGGAAGATAAGGACGGCAATGTAATAGATGAGCCTGTTAAGTTTGCTGACCATTTAATGGATGCTGAAAGATACGCAATAAAAACCCATGCCAATGCGGTAACTCCGCAGATTGTGATTTTATGATGAAACAAGTTGAAAGAGAATTACTGGCAATCGAAGTCCAGGATTATATCTACCAGAAGTCAGGGCAGATAATGGATGAGGTTTTAGATTTGTTTCCGGAAATAGAGGAAGTAGGGGCAAGTATAGTTTTGGAATATGCAGAAACCACAGGGAATTTAGAGGACATTATGAAGGGCGATGATGCCATTTGAATATAATTGAAACAGTAAGGAATATTGGGAATAACATCTTTAAAGCTCAAAACGGGATTAAAAATGTTTTCCTGTCTAACTGGCAATATAACCGAGAACTCCTGACCGAAGATGACAAGACCAAACAGCTACAGGCTTATAAAAGCTGGGTATATATATTTGCCAACAAAAATGCCATATCGGTTGCTCAAGTCCCCATGAGGCTCTATGTTGCCAAACCTTCCAAAACATCTAAAATCTATACCAAATCAAAACCTGTTGACCTTGCAACAAGAAAGTATCTCTATGCCAATGCAGGGCTTGATAATTATCTGCGCAAGGCTGAAGATATAGAGGAAATACAGGAACATAGATTACTGGACTTATTTAAGCACGTTAACCCATTTATGAACCAGTTTGAATTAAAAGAGATGACCGACCTGCAGCAGGAACTATGCGGTAACAGCTACTGGTATATTGCCAATGACCAGATGGGCTTGCCATCGCAGATATTTTTTGTACCCCCTGACAAGATGAAAGTTATACCAGATAAAAAGGACTGGCTAAAAGGTTATGTTTTCCGCAACTCCAGTGAAGAAATCTATTACAAGCCTGAAGAAATTATCCATTTCAAATTCCCCGACCCAAAGAATGACTACTATGGTTTATCGCCTGTTATGGCACTGGCACGCACTTATAATTTAATAATCGATATGGAAATATATCAGGATAATTTTCTGGATAATCAGGGGATACCGTCAGGAATATTGACAAGTGAGGCAAACCTGACACCCGACCAGATAGCACAGATGAGCGAACAGTGGAATCAAAAGTATATGGGAACGAAAAAGGCAGGCAAGACCGCTTTTCTGGGCGGTGGCTTGAAATATACCCCTATTACCATATCCCCAAAAGACATGGGAGTTTTAGCCGATGATGCCCATGCAAAGGAAAAGCTCTGTAATGCCTATGGCCAGTCTTTAGGACTCTACAGCGAGAACGCAACCGAAGCCAATGCTACTGTTGCCTATAAGTCATTCATGAGGGACGCTATCAGACCACGATTAAGGCGCATGGAACAGAAGATCAATGAACAGCTATGTCCACGCTTTGACGAGAATATATTTATTGCCTTTGACAATCCAGTTCCGGAAGACAGGGATTACCTACTCAAGAAACGGGACAGCGATTTAAACCACTGGGTAATGAGTATTAACGAAGTAAGGGAAGAAGAAGGTAAAGAGCCTGTCCAGTGGGGAGATAAACCCATTGTACCGTTTAATGTTATGCCATTTGGAACTACGGCATCTACTGGACGGAATAACAATGAACCCGCTAAAGGGAAACAAAAAGAACCAGAAGATGATGAAGATAGTGATGCAGAGAAAGAAAAGATAAATAATTTCCGTAACCTTTACTGGGAAACCTTTGTTAAGGGAATTGACCCTTATGAAAATAGATTCAAAGTAGAAGTCAGGACATTGTTTCGCAAACAGGAAGAAAAAGCACAGGTGTTATTACAAAAAGGCAAATCATTAACTAAAGACCCTATACCTGCAACAGAAATAATTAATCTACCAACTACGGATGCTGAACTTAATGCATGGGCAAAAGCAACCGTTCCCCATATTACCGAAGTTACCAAAATAAACGGTGAAAGGGCATTAACTAATTTGGGAATTACCACAGGCTTTGATGTTACCAATCCATTGGTAGTTGATTTTATTAAGAATCATTCTGGAGAATCTATCAGACAGATTGCCAGAACTACACAGGAAGCGTTAAGAGATACTTTGTTTGAGGGAATTCAAAACGGTGAGAGTATACCGAAGTTAAGTAAACGGATAGCTGAAGTTTATCAAAAAGCAAAGGATTACCGAACCGACAGAATAGCCAGAACAGAAACAGCAACAGCGGCCAATCAGGGAACTCTGGAAGCCTATAAACAATCAGGGGTAGTTAAAAAAAAAGAATGGATAACAGCAGATGATGAACGGCTTTGTGATTTATGCGCTCCAATGGATGGGGAAGTTGTTAATATAGATGACAATTTTAGTGCTGGAATAAGCGCTCCACCCCTTCACCCAAATTGCAGATGCACAATTGTGGCGGCGTTTGAACAGATGGATAAACCACCAGAGTCAAGATTTACACCCGCAAGCTCTATTAAGGAAGCGGAGGAATATGCAAAGAGATTTGCTGATAATGTTAGTTATCAAGGATTGGATTTAGATGTTGCTAATTCAATTAATAAACATATTTTAGATATGCAAGAAAAATATAATCTAAATAAATTAAAAAATATTATAGCTAAAAATATACGTCAATTACCTCCAGATGTTTTAGGTAGAGCAGGTTATTGGCCAAAAGAACTAGAATTTTCTACTGCTTTAAATTCAAAGGTAGGTTCAAAAGGATATATTGATGCTTATATTAACAATATAAATAATAAATACAGTGCTGGAGGAATAGCCAAAAATGCTGATGATGTTATTAATGTCATTGTAAAACATGAAATGGCACATTTGCAATTTAGTACAAGTGCATCAGAAGTAATTGGAGAAACAGTGATTAGAAAGATGAAAAGTATTAAAAGGGCTTATGTAACAGCATTAAATAAAGCTAACTATGCTGATGATATTGTTTTATATAACAAAATAAAAATTTCTGATTATGCAACAACAAATTTAGATGAATTTGTGGCAGAGGCATTTGTTGATTATAAGTTTAATAAAAATCCATCAAAATACTCTAAAGATGTTTATGAAGTGTTAAAGGAGATTATAGAAAACAAATGACAGTATTTTTGCCAAATTGTTTTAAATGTAAATATTACAACAGATATGACCCTGACAAACATAGTTGCAAAGCATTTCCAAGAGGAATGCCGGAAAAGGTATTTTATAACAAAATAGACCATGACCACATTATTGAAGGGCAAACAGGGGAATATGTTTTTGAAGAAGACAAAGAAGATTAAATGTCTTTATATATGACTAATTAACGAAAAGAGGTGGCTATGAATGGAATATATTACACAACGAATGAAGCTGAAAGATGTATTTCCAGAGAAAGCCAAAGAGATTGCCAAGCGATATAAGAAAAAAGAAGATGATATAGAGTTTATCCGTAAAGGTGTTTGCCCTACTAAAGTTGAATCTGATGAAAAGGATAATGCTATTGTTTCTTATATCACTACCAAGACCAAAGACAGAGACAATGAGATTGTTGATCCTGAAGGGGCGATACTGGATGATTACCGGAAAAACCCTGTTGTCTTATGGGGACATAACTACACTGCAAGGGAACTTCCACTTGGCAAAAACCTTTGGATTAAAAAGGATAATAAGGGCTTGATTGCCAAGACGCAATATTATCTCAAAGATGATTTTGCCAAACGAGTCTATGAATACCGCAAAGACGGCTTCCCACTGGCTGAATCTATCGGCTTTATTCCTTTGGACTGGGAAGACTTTGATAATGAAAAAGATGTCAAGGCAAATGACGGGGCAAGGCGCAAATATAACAAATGGCTATTACTGGAATACTCTGATGTTGTTGTACCAAGTAATCCTGATGCGGTGGCTATTGCCATGAAACAGGGGCTGGTTACTGAAGAACAGGCAAAAGAGATTACCGAAGTTGAATTGCCTGAAGAAGATAATATCGAAATTGAGGATATAGAAAAAGAACAGGCTAAGGCAACAGCAGAGGAAAGCTCGGAAGTTGAAACAGAAGAAGTTTATAAAGAGCCTGAGGAATCAGAAAAAGAAGTTACCGAAACTAAAGAACCTGAACCTGAAGAAACAAAAGCAGAGGAAACTCCAAAGGCATTTAGTATTGATGAAATTTATAACATCCTTAAAGAAAATAAAGAGCTTAAATATGCTTATGAAATCCTGAAACAGGAAAACGAGAAGCTACAGCTCAAAGCCGGTGCAGTCCTGAATAAGACCAACAAGGGCAAATTAAACCAGATTAAGGTTTTAGTTGATGAAGTATTGGAAAGTGCAGAAAAGGAAGAATCTGAAATAGAAGAAGAAAAACAGCAATATAACTGTGAGTGTATCAAGTGCGGTTACAAGATGAAATCCGATAAGCACTGCAAAGACCTGGAATGTCCAGAATGTGGCGGTGAAATGCGAAGGGTGGAAAGACCTGGAGAAGGGACTCGCAGTATAGATAGCAATGACCTTGATGTTATTGAACTTGGGGAAAGCGACAGCATAGAAGTTTCTGATGAACAGGCAAAAAATAATAAACAGAATGTAATTGAAGTTGATGACAAGTTTGTTCAGGACTTGATTCAAGATATTTCCAAAGCCCTCAATAATGATAATTCGCAAAAGCTCTTTGATAATTACAAAGAAAAATCTATCACTGAACAGAAAAAGGCTATGGGGAAAGTCTTATAAATTGTTTCCCCAAAATGGTTATCAGGTGAAATAACTGTTTTAGCCGGAGATATGCCTTTGTTGTATATCAGGGGGAGAAACATATTTCATTGGAGATAGCAGGTAAAGACAACAAAATACAAACTCAAAGGAGTTG